AACTAAGGGCGCACCAACAAAGCAAGACTTTAAAGATTCACAAGCTGATCCTAAAAAGTTAGCTAAAGCCCTAAAATATTAGATATGGCAAGCCTACGAGATACACTAGCTAACCTTGTAGAACAATACAAGGCAAGTGATACCCCAATGGCAAACCTAATGCGTGGTGACACAGAGGGTGCTAAACAATCAGCAGCAAATGCGTTTGAGGGTATGACTAAAGATCCTTATGCAGGATTAAACGTAGCTACTCCAGTAGGTATAGCAGGCACATTTATTGGTAAGTCATCACCATTATGGAATCAAGAAGCACATAAATTAGCACAAGCATTAGAAACGCAAAAAATGAGTCCAAAAGATATATGGGCTAAAACAGGAACTGGTCGTGGGTTAGATAAAGAATGGCGTCAAGAAATAAGCGATCACCAAGCATATTATGATCCTTATGGAAAAAGTACATTAAGTGGTCAATATATACATCCAGAATTATATAAAGCATATCCAGATTTAGCTAATTTAGAAGTAAAAACAGTTGTAGATCCTACAATAGATGAAGTTGCAGGATCTTTATTTGTAAATCCAAAAAAGCTAACTCCAGCAGAGCAATTATTAAGAATTAAATTAACTGCTCCTAACAATAGAGAAATGACTAGGGGTTTAGCTCATGAAGGCCAACATGGAGTACAAACATTAGCAAATTTAAATGCTGGCGGATCTCCAGAACGTGCATTAGAAATTGCAAATTCAAGAAATATGAATGAATTTTTTAATAGCCCTGATATAGAAGATAATGCTTATAATGCGTATAGACATCAAGCAGGTGAAGCTGAAGCTAGATTAACTGAAAATAGATTAAGTTTAAACCCAGAACAAAGACGCAAATACTTTCCGTTTGAGTATAATCCTAATACAACGCCTAGACGTATGGAAGATGAATTTTTGCGTAATGCACCTGAACACGCATACGCTTTAGATATTAGACCAGAGTATTCAATAGTACATAAATTATCAGACTTACTTAAAAACAAATAACGAGGAATTGGGCTACCCCAATTATGAGTGATGAATGAAAACAAAGACTTAACAGTTGAATCAACTGAAAACAAAGGTGGCGCACCTAAGGGTAATACTAACGCTGCTAAAGCAAAAATATGGACAGATGCGGTAAGAAAAGCTATTACTCAAGGTGAGAACATAAACCTATTAGCTCATGCTCTTATAGAGAAAGCAATGGCTGGCGATATATCAGCACTTAAAGAAATTGGTGATAGACTAGAAGGTAGGCCAACACAGCAAATAGACCAAAAGACAGAGCATAGCGGTGGTGTTAAAGTATATAAATGGCTAGACTTAGAAGATTAAAGTGGAATTAGAAGCCACAGAAATACAATATAGGCCTAGACGAGCATTTTTACCGTTACACAATACAGATAAAAGATGGGCTTGCATAGTTGCGCACCGTAGAGCTGGAAAAACAGTTTCGTGCGTTAATCATCTTATTAGAATGGCCATGAATACTGATAGATCAGATTTTCGTGGAGCTTATATAGCACCTTTTTATCGTCAAGCTAAATCTATTAGTTGGGACTACTTTAAATCATTCTCAAGAGTTGTAGATGATGTAGTAGTAAATGAATCTGAAATGAGATTAGATTTTGCAAATGGCGCAAGAATACAGTTATACGGAGCTGATAATCCTGATAGCCTTCGTGGTATGTTTTTTGACATTGTAGTCGCAGATGAGTATGGTGACTGGAAACCGTCAGTATGGAATTACGTTATACGCCCAGCGTTAGCCGATAGACAAGGTAAAGCTATTATTATTGGCACACCTAAAGGTCGCAATCAATTTTGGGAAGTGTATAACAGGGCTACCACAAGTAGCGAATGGTTAGCACTCAAGATCACAGCATCACAAAGTAATATACTTCTGCCTAGCGAGTATGACTCCCTAAAAAGAGAAATGACCGAAGATGCTTGGCGTCAAGAGATGGAATGTGATTTTGATGCTGCTATACCTGGTGCAATATGGGGTAGAGAATTATACCAAGCCGAACAAGAAAGTCGCATTACAGAAGTTAAGTATGATAAAGAAATGCCTGTACACACCGTATGGGATCTAGGATATAGTGATGATACTGCTATATGGTTCTACCAAGTCATTCATGGGGAAGTTCATGTCATTGACTATTATGCTTCAAGTGGTAAGGAAATAGCTCACTATGCTGCGCAAGTGCTTACCAAACCTTATACCTTTGGCAGACATTATCTACCACATGACGCTAAAGCTAAGACTCTAGCATCCGGTGGTAAATCTATTGTAGAGCAATTAGCATCACACTTTGAATGGAAGAACATGGCCATTACTGTCAATCTATCTATTATGGATGGCATACAGGCAGCAAGGTTAATGTTTCCTAGGGTATGGATAGACAAAGAGAATTGCCTAGACGGATTAGAAGCTCTAAAGCAATATCAACGTGAATGGGATGAGGATCGCAAGATATTCAAAGATAGACCTAAACATGATTGGACATCTCATGCTGCTGACGCATTTAGATACTTAGCTGTATGTTGGGCTGAAGAAGCTAAGATTGAAAAGAAAGACGATAAGCCTAGAGGATTACATGTAGGCAAGACGGAAGTAACACTAAACGAATTATGGGAAACATCTCCTAAAACACAAGTCGGAAGGATCTAACATGGCAGGAACAGTACAAAACGTAGGTGGATATAAACTATTAACAGCAACAGGTAACGTATCACCAGTAGGTGCTAGTTTATTAGGTATATTCGTATCAGGATCAACAGTAGGCACAGTTACTATTTATGATAGTGCTACTACTACAACAACAGCTAAAGTTATTGACACATTTACTGGCGTAGCAGGTACATGGTATCCAATCCCTGTATCTACAACAGCAGGTATCTATATCGTAGTTAGCGGTACATTATCAGCAACTGTGGTATTTGCATAATGACCAACGTAGAAGTCTACTTAAACATTGTCACGCAATATGACAAAGAGTTCTCAAAGTGGTCAGGTAGAACAGATAGAATATTGCGTAGGTACAGAGATGAACGACAAGTAAACTCTGTTATGTCACGCTACAATATGTTATGGGCTAACGTCCAAACATTAAAGGCAGCTACGTTTTCTCGTATGCCTAAAGCTGACGTATCTCGTAGATTTAAAGACAATGATCCAGTAGGCCGTGTAGCATCTACAATCTTAGAAAGAGCAATGGATTTTGAGATTGAACACTACACAGACTTTAGACATGCTATGGAAAGTGCAGTATATGATCGCTTTCTTGGTGGCCGTGGTACAACATGGGTTCGCTATGAACCTAAGATTGAACAACAAGATTACTCTGTATCAGAACAAGATGAAGAATCAGATTTAGCAGCAGAATACCTAGATACAGAAGCATCACCTGTAGACTATGTACATTGGAAAGACTTTGGCCATGAAGTAGCAAGAACATGGGATGAAGTAAACAAAGTATGGCGTAAAGTATATCTTACACGCAAAGCACTACAAGAACGCTTTGGTGAAGAATTAGGTAACAAGATTCCACTAGACGCAAGCCCAGATGACCAAAAATATAAAGATTCAGATGGTGTAGGTAAAAAAGGTCTTATCATTGAGTTATGGGATCGTGAAACTAAAAAGGTTATGTGGATATCTAAGTCACTAAACCAAATATTAGACGAAAGAGATGATCCGTTACAGTTAGAAGAATTCTTCCCTTGCCCTAAACCACTGTATTCAACTATTACAAACGAGTCATTAGTACCTATTCCTGACTTCACATTATATCAAGATCAAGCTAATGCTTTAGATACCCTATCCTCACGCATTTCTGGGCTCATAGACGCACTTAAAGTTCGTGGTGTATATGACGCATCAGAACCAACATTACAACGCTTATTCACAGAGGGTGAGAACAATACACTTATCCCTGTTAAGAATTGGCAAGCCTTTGCTGAAAAGCAAGGTTTAAAGGGTGCAATTGATATTGTAGACATTACACCTGTAGCTGCTGCCCTTAAATATGCTTATGAAGCTATGGCACAGTTAAAATCAGAGATATACGACATAACAGGTATATCAGACATCATTCGTGGTCAATCTAATATCATAGAAACTGCAACTGCTTCTAGTATTAAAAGCCAATTTGCATCACTAAGACTAAAAGACTACCAAGATGACGTGGCTTGCTTTGCTTCTGACATTTTAAAAATTAAAGCACAGATTATTTGCGGTCAATTTCAACCTGAAACATTGGTTAAGATTGGTGGCGTAGCTCAGCTATCACCGGAAGATCAACAATTAGTTCCCCAGGCAATTGCTATGCTTAAAGATAACCCTATGCGAACATTCCGTGTAGAAGTAGCTAGTGATTCTATGCTATACCAAGATGAACAAAGAGAAAAACAAGATAGAGTAGAGTTTTTAGGTGCAGTAGGTCAATTCTTAGAGAAAGCTACACAAGCATCACAAACTATGCCACCAGAAGCCACTCCATTACTCATGGACTTGCTCAAGTTTGGTGTCACAGGCTATCGTGTAGGTAGAGTATTAGAGGGTGAGTTTGATAACGTAGCAGATGCTATTAAAGAACAAGCTAAACAACCTAAACAGCCTAAGCCTGATCCTGAAATGATGAAAATACAAGCTGATATGCAGATTGCTCAACAAAAAGCTCAATTAGAAATTCAAACTAGAGCTACTGAATTGCAAAATCAAGCACAAATTCGTGAACATGAGATACAATTAGAAGCTCAACGTAATCAAGCACAAGCTCAGTTAAGTTCTCAATTAGATGCACAAAAAACAGAGTTTGAAAAGTGGAAAGCACAACTTGAAAATGAAACTAAGATATTTATTGCTGAATTAGATGCTAAAACTAAATTAAAAACACAATATATGTCTACTAACCCACAAGATCCACTTACACATCTTGATGACAATGGTAACCCATCATTGCCAGAAGATATTACAAATCTTCTCCATGATGTTAATGCAAGTATGGAAACATTAGTAAATGCAAATATGATGACGCAACAAGCAAATGCAAACTTAGTAGCACAACAACAAGCTGCACATGATATGTTAGTTAATCACATGACTAAACCTAAACAAGTAATTAGAGATAACAACGGTAAAATTATAGGCGTTCAATAATGGCAATAACAATTAAGCATGCCAAGACGGATAATATATCGGATTGGACACAGACCGACTTAGATGCTCAGATTGCAGTAGGTAACTTTCCGCCTGGCACATTATTAGCTGACATTGTATTGCCAAGTGATTGGAATAACGATCACACATTTACAGGCACATTAGATGTCAGCAGTGGTGGTACAGGCCAAACATCTTATACAGATGGTCAATTGCTTATTGGTAATTCTACAGGCAATACATTATCTAAAGCTACGCTAACTGCTGGTTCTAATATAACCATTACCAATGGTGCTGGTGCTATCACAATAGCAAGTACAGGTGGTGGCGGTATGACTTATCCTGGAGCTGGTATAGCTAACTCTACAGGTTCAGCATGGGGTACATCTTATGGTACTACAGGTGCTAATTCTGTAGTATTAAGAGACGCTAACCAAAATGTTACAGTTAATTGTTTATTTGAGGGATTTACAAGTCAAGCTAATGGTAGCTTAATTACTTTAACTGCATCATCAGTTCAAAATTGGGTAATTACAGGATCTGGTGGACAAACAATTAAATTACCAGATGCAACTACATTACCAAGTGGCGCATTATTTACATTTAATAATAATCAGTCATCAGGCACAATCATAGTTCAGAACAATTCTGGAACTACAATAGATACATTACAATCAGGTTCATTTAGTACAGTTGTTTTACTAAACAATTCTACTGCTGCTGGTTCATGGGATAAACACGATCAAGCACCAGCTAATGTATCATGGTCTACAAATACATTTGATTATCCAGGATCTATAACATCAGCTACATGGAATGGTAATGCTATAGCATTAAATCGTGGTGGTACAAATGCTAACTTAACAGCAGTTAATGGTGGTGCAGTATATTCTACAGGTACAGCATTAGCTATCAGTGCAGCAGGAACATCAGGTCAAGTATTAACATCTAGCGGTGCAGGTGC